TTAGTCATTTAGTAGCCACTCCCTTAGCTCTTTATTTTCCTTTAGCACCATAGGTATTGTGTTTTCCCACAAGCCTATGAAGTGATGTTCCCATTCTTCGAAGTCAGCCTTCTTGCTTGGCGGGTCGCCTTGAAAGATAAACCGACAGGCGTGTAACAGTTCGTGAAAGACAACGACTTTCTTTTTGGTTTCTGGTAAGTCTCTGTCAATGACGATGATGTTTCGCTGGTCTTGCGTGTATCCATGTGTGTTGTCCGCGAGTAGCGGGTCGTCTTGGACTGACAACTCGACAAGTTTGTATTCTTGGTAGCCAATCTTGACGACATTAGGCAACCTTGTTGGCTTCTGCTTCATCGAGTTCCTTGAGGGCATCTTTCAAATCATCCAGGTAAATGTATTCACCTATGTCATTACTGGTGTGGTTCAAGTCTATTGCCTTCCAGAAATGTTCCCTTTCAGCCCTACGACCTGCCTCAAAAGCCACGATTGCTGACCTGTGGATTGCCTCTTGTAGTTCGTTACTCATCTTCCTTTTCTCCCATCTTTAGTAATACCAATGAACTAAGTAAAACATTGACCACCGACATTATGAGTATGTATTCAAGCATTTATTACACTCAATTCAAATGGACTTTTTGTGTTGCATTTTTCGTGCATAGCAACCATGTGCCAAAACCACTTGCCAATTTCCTCTTCAGTCATAGGCTCTTGAGGAAAAGCAATCGACCATTCACGCATCGGCTCATTTTCAAAAGCTAGAAAGCTTCTGGATTGGCGAGCTTCCTCAGTAGGCCATTCTTCAATTCTGAGTTCACCAGCTCTTCTATCTACGAAAAAGAAGCGGCCTTGATAATTGATTTTGGCGTAAGTCTGATACCAATTATTGATTTCAATTTTGACCTCAATCGCCTCACTCATCTTCCACCTCATCCGCAACTTGCTTCAGCGGCTCTAGCGGAACATTGTGTCCATGAGCGCGTTCTGACTTTAGGTGCATCTCTAGTGACTTGATGCGGTCTAGTCGGAATCCACTCCAACGGCGGTCATCGGTTTCGATAATCGGTGCAGCCATGAGTCCCATTTCGAGGAATCGTTCGACTGCCTTTGCCGACCTATCAAGTCTGCGGGTCTGATAAATGATTCCACGCTTGTCAAACTCTTTCTTAGTCTGCGCACATTGCACGCAGTTGGGCTTTTCCCAAACAGTTATCTTCATCATCTTGGTAGATACGCCTTACACTTTTCTTCGATTTGAGGCTTGCAATCATTGATTACCCCGATTGCCTTTTCGTAGCCCTGTTTCTCGACTTTGGTTAGTTTGATTTTCTCTGAGTTCAGATTGACTCTGAAGCTGATTACATGAGTCGCGTATTCTGCGCCCATCCTGATTCCCATGTCGTATGCCTCGTCAAGCTCATACGCAAAGAGTTTGTCCGCGATTGCATACTTCCAGTTACGCCAGCCCTGTCTAAAGCTCATGCCCACTCCTTGCTCGATTGATTATGTTTCTTAGCATTTCACCCGTAGCCGAGTCCCCTCGATTCCAAAGTCTGTCTGCTAGTTGTTCCATTGTTTCCAGGGCTGATTCCCAGCCCAGGTCGTAGCCCTTTTGGTAAAGGACATCTTGCAGAAACTCTGTCTGCTGCTTGATTTCGTTTATTTCCATTGTGCTTCCTTTCTCAAGAAACACATTACGCGACTAGATAGCGCGTGTCAAACACATTTAGGGTGTTGTTATCGAACTGTTATAAAGCAATAACTTTGATAATTGCGCCTGGCTGCCTGCCATCCGCGTAGCTTTTAGTGGCAAGAATTTCGACTATCTGAGAGTCGTCTCCCCAAATCATTCCTGATTGACCGATGCCATCGCCAACTGCTCGAACCAACTTATCAAGGTCTGGTGGGACGATTGGCATTGCGCGTTTTGCTTGGCTCACCGACTGAGGGCGAGGTAAAAAGAAATCTATTTCTAGCCGAATAGGGCCGAGGATTATGTTTTCATTTATGTAAGGCTGGCAAGCTTCCTCGATTGCTTTGCGCCACTTTTTTAGCTTTGCACCAGAAGCTTCGACAACCCTGCCGTTATAGACTCGCTTCGAGCCTTGAGGGGCAGGGTCGCCGAATACTTCGAACTCTAAAATGGTGCTGACTCTGACTTCTGCACTTTAGCGTTGTTGATGTGAATAGCCGCAATCTGCTTAGGCTTGTTGTCTCTGCCTGTGAACTCTTCTAGTTTCACACCCAGTAGCCCCTGAACTGTAACATTATCGCCTTCGCTGACTCTGTCATTAGTCCAAACTGTGTAATAGATTTTGCGCTCTTCACCCTTGATGGTGACTTTCTCTACACCCTTGAAGCCATAGCCTTCGATGATTCGAGTGACTTCAAGTTCCGCTGTTACTTTTGCCATTTAGTTTCCTTTCGGTCTGTTTCTATTGTGCCACATGGCTTGGTTGGACACAATCCTTGTTGCCACAGGTTCGTTCCCCTGGCAAAACTTCTGTCCCATCCTCGTAGATGGGTGTGACAAAATCGCTTGCGAAATGTCCATGCCAGACGATGCACTTTCCAACGACCTGCACTCTCCGAGCGCGGCAGGACTCGCAGTTCTCTGGCGCTTTGCGGGACTTGGTTGATTGAAACCACATCCCACACCGCTTGCAAATAACATCCACACTATAAGCCTAGCTTTTTCTTTAGTTCTGGTGTCAGCGGGACTGACTTTTTCGCAATTTCTTCCATCTCCCGAATGTAAGCATCGCTAGCAGCCTTTTCCTTGGCCCTGCGCTCATCGGCTGCCTGCCTTGACTCGGGTGAGCTAGCCGCATTCTCCCAAGAATCGCTGTTCAACCAAGTGGCAGGGTACTTCGTGTAGTCAGGGTTTCTTTTAGGGTCGTTGCGGTAGGCAATAACCCCAGCCATGATGTCCTCAAACTTAGCTCGCTTCAGAGCTGACCTAAATGCCCTAAAAGCCTTTGCCTTATCGAGCTTCCTCGGATAGGCATTCCAGAACTCTTGGAATAGCTCATCATCCTTTGCGCATTTATTATTTTCTAATAAGGGTTCTATAAGGGTTAGTACGCCACCTGCTGTCACCCCTGATGCCAAATCTGTCACCCCTGACTGCGATTCTGTCACCCCTGAAGCCGATTCTGTCACCCCTGGCAGGTTCACCCAATAGCGGTTGGACTTGTACTGACCAGAGGTTGGCGCGTTCTGAACCTCGACAATCAGCTCGCCAATCTTTTGCAGGTACTGAATGTCGCGTTGAACCGAGCGCTCAGAGGCATTGACCATGCCAGCCAGTCGCTTTATGCTAGGCCAAGCCCCAATTTCGCCCTGATGGTCAGCTATGGCAAGCAAAACTAGCCGCGCCCTACCATCGCTTTTTGACTCTCTCCAGACGGAATTCATAACCTCGATGCTCATTTATCGCCTTCCTTGTATAAACCGATGGCTCTCAGTAGGGTCGGAATTGGCACTATACGCCCGATAGAGGCGTTTGTAGCTGGCCCTGAGACTGATTGCCTTACCTCGCGTGGTTCGTGGTCTCTAATCGCGTTTTTGAGCGCCTCAGAGGTAATGCAAATGAAGCCATCTCCCCTGGGACTCGCGAATGCCCAAAACTCGGCCTTACTGGTGTTTATCCCAGATGGCCTTTTGTCCGAGGCATCGGCTAGGCGGTATTGCCAAGTCTCGACATAGACATTGCCAGTCTCGGCAACTCGATAGTCGGTCTTGACCTCAATTCGCCCACCCTCAAGTGCCTGTAGGAAAGTCCCAACTAGGTTCTCCCCTACTAGCCCCCTTTGAAAATCTAAATCAAAGTCTGGTTGGTAGGTCATTGTTTACCTTCTCGAAAGCGATTCTCGCCACGCGGTCACGCGCCCCACCTGCGAATCTCCCAGCGTTGAAGTAGAGCTTTTTCATCTCTTCTAGCCGAGTGAGTCGCTTTTTCTTTTCCTTTTCGACAGCCGCAAAACTATCGAGCTTCAGGTTTGGGTCGCTGCCCAACATGATGGCTCGCTCGCGCATTGCCTTTGCTAATGTCTCTAATTCCATGTTCCCTTTCCTTTCAGAACAATTCAGATGGCTTGAACTGACCTCGTTTCCCACCCGTCATGTCCAGAAGATACCAAATGCCTTCTGAGTTGTCAAACACCAATTCGCTCGGCGTGGCGAACTTGCTTATCTTGTGTCCCATTCGGCGAGCTTCCTCGGCAACCTCAGCATCTGATTCCATAAGCCCGTTGTAAAGCGAGCAGACCAAAATCACATTCTGTAAATTGTCTAGGCTCTTTAGCCCACCAAAGCCACGATTCGCCCTGTGATGCGGCACAAGGTCATTCTCACGCCCACAATGCCAGCACCACTTATCGCGCTCGCGCAGTTTCTTTAGGTCAGATTGCTTCACAATCGGGTTTCGGCTTGAATCAATTTAGCTTGAGTAGCCACAGCCATAATGTTCGTCTCTAGGCTCTTTATCTTCATCTTGATTCGGTTTGCCTCTGCCCTGCGAAGGTCGCGCTGAAGCCTTGCATCGGCTGACTCCAGCTTTGCTAAAGCGGTTCTATCTGCCACAGTTCCCTGCGCCTTGATAAATGCCTTTTGCTCAATCAGGTCAAGCTCATGTTCCGCCTCAGCAAGTTTCACCTCGGCAGCAAAAAGAGCATCCGCACCTTTGTCGTTTTCGGCAGTCAGAGCAGCAAGCTGATACTGAATGTCCCTGATTGTCATTTCGCCTTAGCCAGTTTCTCTATCTCGCGTAGGACATGAGCTGGCTGTCCAGCTGCCTTAGCTTCCATGTAAAGCATTCGCAGTTTCTCAACATCGGTCATAGCTTTCGCGTCTGCAATCCAGTCGCGCTGACCACCCAGAATTGCCGCAACCTCATCTGCGCGAACAACCTTTTCCATCTCTTCGCGAGATGCACGCTTGTTGCCCGAGTATCCAGCGTTAGCTAGTGCGCGGCCTATTGCCGAGGTTTCTGCATTCTCAAGAGCCGAAGTCTGATTAGCACCATTTCCGCCATCAACTTCGAATGCCAAACCCGAGGCTTTAGGGAGATTGTTTGCTTGGTCGCCAGCAGATAGGTAAACCTCTGCGCGAACAACCCAAGTTGCCACAGCGCGGTCAGCCTGAGTAGTGAGATTTTGCGTAACAATTCGTCCATCAGGATTCTCCTTGAACCACCTTTTGATTCGCTCTTCAACTGTTTCATAATCCGCCAGGTTGAATCTAGCCATTGTTGTCCCTTTCTTCTTTTCGTTTGTTGTGCCAGGCAAGGAACGCTTCCGCTTGCATGGCAATACTTGGTGGAATCAACTTAGTGTGAACACCAAGAATCTCTAGGTTTTGACCGAGGCTGTTGTTTATCTCGTTTTGCTTTTCGTTCAAATCGCGCTGGGCGCTGATTGCTTTGATAATTGTCGAGGATAGTTTGACTAGAGCAAAGTTCTTAGCCCTCTGAGCAAGCCACATCCACAGCATTACAACATTTGTCACACCGAGCCAGATAATGATTAGAAGCTCACTCATCGTCTACATCTACGCTTTCTTGTTCTTCAACAAATCGCCAACCTGTGTTTAGGTCGAACCACATGTCTAGTCCCTCTATTGAAACAAGTTCCAGGTGGCCCTTGCTTAGTCTCAGTCCATTTACGCGACCAGATACCCATACGCCACCGCGCACAAGGCTCACTTCATCACCGAGAAACAAATTCATTTACGCCTCACAATCAAGGTAGGTGCGCCTGCACGCATCTGTCTTGATGCTACTCTAACCTCTTTCCCATCGATAATCGAATAAGCGTGCCGAGCCTTACCCATTGCATCTAGCGTGATGGACTTTAGGCGGTTTAGGTCACGATAAGCGGCATCTGCCTTTTCTTGCATAAGCACTAGCTCAGCGCCCCAAGTAATCTCAATCTCGGTATCGTCAATTAGCGGATTCATTGCCTTGACAGCCTTGAAGGTAGCCTCTGAGCCATCCCACTCTGGCTTGCGCATAAGCTGAATGCTTTCCCAAAACTTGGCGGCGTATTCGCGTTGAACGCCAATCTCAAAATCATCCGCCACGATGTCGGATTCCCACCAGTTCCAACCGACTACTCCAATTAGTTTTGCTTTTGTCAGTCCCATAACCGATAGGTAGTGCAAGACCTGAGCGTGATAGTGCATAGGCACTTCGTCCCAGGGCATAGCCGATGTCTTGACCTCAATAACCATCCACTCATCTGTGGTTGGGTTGTGAGCCAGCGCATCTGGGTTAGCCATCATGTAGGGGCGCTCTGAGTCGCGGTAAGTGCCTGTGTGATAGACAACCCAATCGGGATTATTTTCAGCCCACATCTCCAGGATTGGCTGCTCAAACTTCTGACCGAATTTGACCCGAATGTTGTCTGATAGGTCGCTTTCTGGAATCTGCTTGGTCTTTTTAGCCCACAATGCGTAGGCTGACTCATAAGGGTTCAGACCGAGGATTGTGCCTATGTCCGAGCCGCCGATGCCCGAATACCGAGCCTCTAGCCAATCGGCTGACCCCGAATCAAAGACTCCCACTAACTCTGCTTTGTTGAACTTCTCTGGTGCGTATAACTGCATTTATTACTCCTTCTCTAGTAGTCTGTATGTTATGCCACAACAGGGACATTATTCAAGTAGCTATACCAAATTGTTATCAAAGGTACATAGCAATAAAGGCGTTCCCTGCGAATGGATACCTGAGCTGTTTTACCCAGACGACATTCCAGACCCTGAGTTCAGGGCGGCTGCTACAAAGGCAGCCAAGAATCTCTGTAAGGCTTGCCCAGTAATCAAAGAATGTTTTACCTACGCGCTTGAAACAAACCAGAGATACGGCATCTGGGGCGGGACTGAACCCAACGAACGCTGATTTGACAAAATGTCAGTAGTCCCCCCATAATTGTTTTATGGAAGTGGAACGAGCTTATTTAGCCTTAGCGAAGGCAATGAAAGAATCACCTATTGTGCCACCATGCACAAATACCGACCCTGAAATTTGGTTTCCAGAAACGGGCGAAAGTTTCTCTAATGCGGCGCTCGCAAAAAAACTATGCAAGATGTGTCCTGCTCGAAAGCCTTGCGCCGAGTTTGCGATTGTATCTAAAGAGCAGTTTGGAATCTGGGGCGGCACAAGTCCAAAAGAGCGCCAGCGAGTTAGAAGCTCTAAAGCCGCTTAGTCTTTTTTGAAAGCCACCGAGGTCAGGATGCTCAGGAATCCCGCACCTAGTGATACTGAGGCAAGTGATGCCCAGTCAATCGTAAACAATCCCATGCTACCCGAACCAAGAAACGCGATAGCAGCCTGAGCGACTGTCTTGATTGCTCTTTCTCCAGCGTATGACCAAAACTCTAAACTAAACATCTTCTTCCTGCTTTCTAATCTTGACATCTTCGTATGTCGCAAAAGCAGTATAGGCGGTCAAGATGATTGAAATCAACGCCACACCGCCAATAATTAGTTCTCGACTAACCGAGCTGTCCGAGGCAAAGGTGGCTGCACCGAACATAATCATTAGAGAGGCTAGAAAGAACGACAAGTAAATAAGCCTTCTGCGATGCTTCCAGCTAGGCATTTTCTATCTGCTCGTCAATAAACTTTTCTGGGTCAAAGACAACGCCCAGAAATACCGAATTGACTTTAGGGCCGATGGTTAGGTGCAGGTGAGCGCCCTTGCTCGCCGACCCTGTGTTCCCCACCTTGCCAATAGTTTGCCCCATAATAACCTTTGCGCCAACTGCTAGAGCTGGCTTTTCCTGTAGGTGGCAGTAGCCTACAAAAACCGCTTTGCCTTTGACGGCATCCCAAGCCGACTGAACTAAAACCCAACCGAGGATTCGTGACCACTTGACCGACTGAACTGTGCCATTTGATGCGGCTGGAATACGCGAGCCTTCTTTTGGTGCGTAGTCAAGTCCGCGATGTGCGGTTAGTCGGTTGGCAGTTGTTCCAAAGCGCGAGGTAATCAGCTTTTTTGCAAACGGGTGTCGCCAGCTCATCGAATTAGCGCCCATAGTGCGGCAATGAAACCAGTAAGGCCAGCGCCTAGCGCAGAGAAAGCAAGTTTCTCAATCCACTCAAACCGAGCAAGCTTTTGCTCAAGCTGATTGACCCTGTTAGGTAGGTCTTTGAGTGACTTTATGTCTGCGACTAGCTCAATCTGTACGGCTTGTAATTCAATAAGCTTTTCGTAGATGTCGCGCTGCGTGATGCGTACGCCGTTTGTTTCGTCTGCCATGATGCTAGTTTACAGAACTACTTGACTTCCGTAACGCGCACAGCAGAGGTAGCGCCAGAGCCTCTTGCGTAAAGAGTGTCGTCTGCATTCAGCTGAAAAACTGTGGTGTTGGTTTTGCTGAGCTTTACGCCATTGCTCGTGGTAACACCAGTTCCACCGACATAGACAGCAGTATCGCCGTCATAGTCGCCATCTTGCACATAGACAAGTTTGGCATCAATAGATGGGCCTGAGATTTGCGTAAGGGCAGTTCCTACTGTAATTGCTGAGTTGGTTACTGGCATTATGCACCAACCAATGCTTTAGCTTCGGCTTCGGTTAGACCTAGTGCTTTTAGTTTGTTTAGGGCTGATGCCTTAGCAGCAACTTCGGCAGCAAGCTGGGCATCGCGAGCGTCTTGCTCTGCCTGAGCTTGAATAGCCATCTGCTCACGCTCGGCAATTTCTTCCTCGCTTAGGGGTACAATTTGTTCCCTTTCGCCCTCTGGCTTTGAAAGGTCTACGATAATTTTTACTGGAGTTTCCATTGTTCTATCCTATCTAAGAGATGATGTAAAGGCTGGCTGTTGAATGCTGGGCAAAATTGCCGCCAAAAGGAGTTAGAGTGACGCTAGTAATAGCGGCTGTTTGTGACCATAGCATCGCTGAAATGGCTTTCATCGCATCGAATGAATTTGCATTATCTTCTGCAACCGCATCATTTGAAACAGACTTATTTGTGGACGAAGTGTAATTAGTAACATACCAAGAGCCGCTGCCAAATGTATTTGCTGTTGTTCCCGATGCATTTAGTTCTCTTGAGAAATTGGCATCTCCAGTTGTTGAATCTACGCCGGTTGAGCCTCGAAGTGCTATGCCAGTCCAATTAGTCGAACCAGAAGTTCCATTGAAATTTATTCGCACAATGTTTTGCGTTGTTCCTCTTAGTGAGGTCAAAATAAGTAAGTCCTTGCCAGTCTGAGGGATGTTATCAAGCGTTATCGAAGCAGCACCGCCCGAACCGACTGTTACTGTGCTTACAAGTGTCATAGCCATAATTAGCTCACCAGCCCGTAGATGTAAAAAGTCGAGCCAGAACTAATCGTGTTGCCAACTCCACCGACAAAGAAAGTTAGAGAAGTAATGGCAGAAGTGCTTGCCCACCTATGCGCCATCGCATCTACTCCATCATTGGCATCATTACTACGACTCAAAATTGTTTTGTGTTTATTGGTAGCAGAATAATCCATTATTTCTACTTTGTGTAATGTGAAAATGGTGCTGCTCAAATTAGCGGCATTTCCAATAATTGTGCTGGTTGCGCTTCCGTCAGAAGTTGAACTTGCGCTAGAGCCGTCACCCTGCATACTTACCCAGTTGTAATTGCTACCAGTATCGCCATTTATTTGCATCCTAAAAATAAGATTGCCAGAAGCCCTTACGCTAGCAACAACAATCAAATCTCTATAAGTGCCGGGAATTGAGTTTATGGTCAGGCTTGCGGTGTTTGAGGTTAGAACATTACTAGCGATTAGGTCATAGGTCGGAGTTGGCATCTTTTTTCCTTTTCCTGCCTACTTGATTCCATAAAGGGAGAAGCGTGAGCCAGACGAGAAGTTTGGCCCAGTGTAGGGTAAAAGTGTAATAGAAGTAATTGCTGCTGTACTTCTCCAAGCCCCCGATGCTAATTCTATAGTAGTAGTGCCGCCAATGTCTACAACCCCTGATAATGCTTTAGTGGTTTTATTTTTATTTGTATTACTAAAATCTAAAATGTCAATTATTGAAGAGCCAAACCACGCGCTAGTTGATGTTGCACCCTGTAAACATTGAGTATAAATAACAAAATTAGCATCAGCATTACTAGAAACGGCACTTCCATTTCCCCTTAGATTATGAGTTGAACCAGTAGTATCAGTTGTGTCCCCATTGAATCTAATTTTCATAGCATCTTGAGTTGCTGACCTAGTTGAACGACCAGTCATTCTAATTTGTAAATGCTTGTAATCCGAATAAGACCCCAGTGAGCTAAAAGTGACGCTTGCTGTTGTTGTGCTTAGGAGAGTAGTTTCAAGCAGGTCAAAATCGTTAGCTAAACCGCTAGCGGTTGCC